CGGGAAGACTATGACGGTCCTCGGACTGTCGTCGCAGCGTCACCCGGCTGCTTGGCTAGAATCGACGGAGCGGTGCCATCCACTAGGGGGGGCACCGACTTAGACGGCAGGCCCTTGATGAGACACGAGAACTGGCAACAGGGCCTCTGCGTGGTTCAGTACGAAGAGGGGGACGGCAGGTTCAACCTTGAGATGGTGACGATTCGTGACGGATGGGCCATGTACAGGGACAAGGAGTACTGTAAGTAGTGGTACACTTGGGTATGCCTGATACCCCCACTGATCTAGCCACCAATGACCCGGTGGACATGAGTGGGCCAGCGGTCTATGATCGCATCAACCCAGACGAGGTCGTTAGGGAGATGCACGAGGAGGGGGGCCTTACGGTTAACCCCCGCACCGGAGAGCGTCCTGAGGCGGGTGTGTTCGTTTCGCATGAGGGCTATGAGCGGAAGCACACCCTTGAGTCATTCGGCAAGGAGCAGTTATCCACGTACATCAACTCACCGAGGCATCTGGACGCTCTAACTGGATTGGACTCACTAGTGGGGGGCTGGGATTCAAAGGGACTGGCGTACTTGGATGTATCCCGAGGGTTCCCTGAAACACCACAGGGGTTTAGTGACTCACGCACCTTTGCGAAAGAGAATAATCAGGAGGCTTCGTTCCAACGCTCAAACTTCACCACTGAGTACAACCCCAACTATACGGAGAACATTGCTCCGGGGCATGTGCTTGTAGAAGGTGAGGCTGATCGGTGGGAGAGCAGCAGAGACCCCCTAGACACCGACCAGCCTATTGTGGAGCGCGAGTCCGACAACCAGCGCGGCTGGATGTTCGGGGGCACCCTGCCCAAGAAGGACGACTAGATCAACTTGTTGTTGGTCAGGTAGACCAGCACATCCACAGTCAGTTGTTCAGCGATCTCTTTGAGGATCTTGGGATGGTCAACGATCAACTTCTCCAGCGTGTCGGAGAGGAACACCTCAAAGTGGTGCTCCAGCCACCCGTACTGAAACTTGTCGACAAGGTCAGTCGATATTTTGGCGATAAGTGCCTGATCAGGGTATGTTTTTAGGGGATCAGTCACTACCGTACTTTCCGTTCCGGGCATGGTTTCGCTCCTTGGTTCATCTGGCTCATGTATAATAGTAGCCGCTGACCCTATGGGAAAGCAAGTCCTATTTCCGATCAAGGAATGTTGCATATGATTACGAAGGATCTAGTAGAGAGAGTTCTAGCCACATTTGTTCAGGCCTCACTCGGCGCCATGACCTCCAACTCAATGTTTGACCTTGGTGTTGATCAGTGGAAGATGATGGCTGGTGCAGGTGTTGCCGCAGCCATCTCGGTACTGAAGGGCTCGTTGGCCTCCAAGTTGGGGACCAAGGGCACGGCCTCATTGGCCGACTGATCTACTCAGACACCACAGATGGTGTATAGTATTGAGTAGTTGCTACGTAGTCTTACCTCAGGTGTGATCCTTTATGGCTGTTGATTTCTGGTCTCCGTCCTATAGGGCCTCGGCTAGTGATCTAACGGTTGCAATCTCACCGCTCGGCCTAGTTGAACTGGCCGATGAGGAGTTTGAGGTCCACGGCCCACGCCTGAATCGCTATTCAGCAGCGTGGGCGTGGTACCTCGGACATCACTGGGCGTACCGCCGAGAGTTCGGTGAGTCCCAGTTCTATCTGAACTATGTCCGCACCATGTCGGACTACATCACTAACTTCTGCTTTGGCAAGGCCGTACAGTTCCGCACCCCGGAACAGAACAACGCTATTATCCCCCACCTCCTCAACAAGGTGTGGGAACAGCACAACAACAAGGAACACACCCTGTGGGAGATGGGCCAGTTGGCATCTGTCACTGGGGATTGCTTCGTCAAGGTGGCCTATGAGGAGCCCTACGTAGACCCCATAGGGATTCCTATTGCGGGTAAGATTCGCATTCTCCCCCTTAACCCAGCCCACTGCTTTCCCGAGTACCATCCCCACGACAGGACCCGCCTGCTTCGCTTTAAGTTGAAGTACCGGTTCTGGGGGACGGCTTCAGAGGGTACTCGTCAGGTCTATACGTTCACCGAGATCATCACCGACGAGACCGTGGAGCAGTACATCAACGACGAGTTGGTGGACACCTATGCCAATGCTATTGGGCATATTCCTGTTGTTCACATTCCTAATACCACCATTTCGTCCTCCCCGTGGGGACAGAGTGACATCTGGGACATCATTCCGCTCAACCGAGAGTTGAATGAGAAGATGGCTGAGGTGTCAGACATCATCAACTACCACGCCGCCCCGGTGACTATCATCACCGGAGCCAAGGCGAGTCAGTTGGAAAGAGGTCCTAAGAAGGTTTGGGCTGGGTTGCCCAAGGATAGCAACGTCTTCAACCTTGAATCCAAGGGGGAGATGGCAGGTGCGCTTGAGTATATCCAGCACATCAAGCGCACGATGCACGAACTAACTGGTGTTCCTGAAACCGCACTTGGTCAGACCCAGCCCATTTCCAATACCAGCGGCGTCGCACTGGCTATTCAGTACCAGCCCATGATGAATCGCTATACCATGAAGAAGGTACACTTCACTAGGGGATTACAGAAGGTCAATGAACTGGTTATCCGTACTGCTGCTATCTTTGAGCCTCAGTTACTGGTGTTTGATGCTTCCGTCTCTGAAATGCCAGAGAAGGACAACGCTATTGAACTTGATCCCACAGACCCTCTCACCTACATGACCACCGTCCACTGGCCTGATCCCTTGCCAGTTGACGTACTGATTTCCTTGAACGAAATCCAAGCCAAACTTGCTCTTGGTCTTGAGTCCAAGCGTGGGGCACTCAAGATTCTCGGGGAAGAGTTCCCGAACGAGAAGATGGCTGAAGTGTTTGAGGAGCAGATGGAAGATGCTATGGATGCTGGCACGTTGGAGATGTTCAACGCCCAGATCATGCAGGCCGTTTTTGCCGCCACTGGAATGCTACCCCCCGAAGGGGCTGCACCACCCGGCGGATCGTCCAACGGGGAAGACGGTGGGCCACTCCCCGGCGTTGCTGCCCCCGGTGCGGACGCAGGGTTGTTAGACAACTTGATACAGCGGGCATACGGGGCTAGGTTCGCCCAGCGCCGTATTCCCTCAGAAGAAGAAACATAAGTAGCATTACTCTAGTTATTACTCGCCAAATCAGATATGGAGAATAGTTATGGCCGATACACCTACGGATACCACTGCGCCTGAAGCCCTAGCCGGGCTAGTAGTGTTGCCCCCCGCCCAGCAGCCTGTTGATACTACTGAGGTTACCGAAACTGCCTTTGCAGTGGGTACCGAAGAGTCAACGTCTGCTCGCACATTCTCTGAAGAGGATGTAGAGCGTATTCGTACTCAGGAGAAAGACAAGTTGTACAAGAGGCTTGAGGACTCCGATGGACGAGTCAAGACACTTGAAGACCAACTGGGCATTCTTAATCACGAGAGCGACGAGAACAGGTCAGAGGCCGCACGGCTGGCTAAGGCAGAGTCTGATGCCATACGCAGGCGGGAGGAAGATGAACTTAGCGCCAAGGATCTAATCATTAGGCGTGAGACCGAGTTCGATGAGAAGTTGAAGATCGTGGAGACGGAGTGGGAAGGCCGTCTTGCCAAGATCGAAGAAGAGCGTGCCTCTCAGGATGCGATGCTTGAAAAGGAGCGTCGTTATCGTGAGTTGGAGGTTTACCTTCAGCGACGCATGACCGAAGAGGGGGAATACATCATTCCTGAACTTCGGGATCTTGCCTCCGGTACTACCGAGGAAGAGATCGAAAACTCTATTGCGGTACTAAGAGATCGCAGTAGTGCTATACTTGAATCAATCCAGCAGACCGCTCAACCGAGTGGTCTGCGGGGGTCGCCGGTAACGGCACCCCCTGTTGGGCCAATGGAAACTCAGACGGAGCAGCAGACATTGTCAGCGGAGGACATCCGTGATATGCCGATGGAACAGTACATGCAAATGCGGGACAGGCTCCTAAAGGCGCGACCCTCACAGGGTCGCTTTTAACAACATAAAACCATAGTCCCCTAACGGAGGAATACCTCATGGCCCTACCCGCACCGTCGGGTGGTTCGATTACGACGGCTGCTGACCAGTCTTCGCTAACCGGCTACTCGTCAGATACGGCGCTGACCCCAGCGATTCAGACTATCTGGAGCAAGGAAATCTTGTTTCAGGCTATGCCTGTACTTCGCTTTGAGCAGTTCGCTGTTAAAAAGACGGAACTTGGCGTTATGCCGGGTCTCACCGTCAACTTCATGCGTTACACCAACCTCGGAGTCGACCAGAACACTGGTGCGACACTGACGGAAGGTACTCGTATGGAGCCTTCGGCCCTTTCGGCCAGCCAGATCCAGATTGTTGTTTCTGAGCGTGGTCAGGCTATTTCAGTTACTGAGTTGCTGCTCAACGCTTCATTCGATGACGTTATGGCGTCGTCGTCCCGTCTCCTTGGCCGTCACATGGCTCAGTCGATGGACATTGAAGCACGTAACACCCTGTACAAGGCCGGTATTCCGTTCGGTGGTGGGTCAGCGGTTGCTCCGTCGATCACCTTCGGTCGGACCAAGGCTTCTGGTGCTCGCACCACGGTTTCACCATACGATGGTGGTACCATTGGTACGGCTGCTGCACCGGGGTACCTATCCCCCACGACTATCAAGGATGCGGTTGAGACCCTCGCTGCGGAGAACATTCCGCGACTGGGCGACACCTACGTCTGCTTCGTTCACCCGTCGCAGAGCCGCTCCCTACGTGACTGGCCCGAGTTCATTGAGGTAACGAAGTATGCCGCCCCCGGTAACTTCATGCTTGGTGAGATCGGTCGCCTGTACGACGTGGTCTTCATTGAAACCACTCAGGTTTCTAAGGGCCTTGATGGTACTGCCGCAGGTTCGGCGCTCTCAGCCCTCGCTGGGTTGGACAGTGACGCTGGCACCTCTGGCATTCAGGAGAACACCAACGCTTACAACGCCATTATGATCGGTGACAACGCCTTCGGGCAGGCCATCGCTCTTCCGGTTGAGTTGCGCGATGGTGGCGTGATCGACTTCGGTCGTGAGCACGGCCTCGCTTGGTATGCCATCTGGGGCTTTGGTGTAATCACCAGTGAGTCCCGAGTCATCATCAACACTCTTGGTGGTGCAATCGCTTAGTTGCGATTTGCTATAGTGTTGTGGGGGGTTGGGGCCTACGAGCCCCGCCCCCCCGCTATGCACACACCCATCGGAAAGGTTTAACACAACATGGCTGATGAAATCGAAGTAGAAGAAGCAACATCAAAGACACCACCGAAAACAACTATGGACAAGTTCTCGGTGAAGCCCCCCCGCACCAAGAAGGCAACTCCAGTTGCCAAGAAGGCAACTCCAGTTATTGAGGAGGAGCCGGTAGCAGAGGTGGTTGCAGAAACCGTTACCGTAGAGGCTGAGACGAAGCGTGCCCGCATCAAGGGAACTTGGCGCATGTACTTCTCGGGCCAGTCCTACGACTTTACCGATGGGGAGTCCTACGACCTCTCGCCAGACTTGTACAACTACCTGCGTGGGAGCGGAAACATCTACGACACTCTCGCATGAGGTAGGACATGGCCTTTACGATTCCTAACCGGCCAGATACAACTGACGCCGATCAGGCAGAACCAGACAAGGGCGACTTCCAGTCCCTTGGCTATCAGAAATCGGGAGTGTTGAGTGGTGGTGCTGTAACAAACAGTGCTACGAATACCGTAACCGCTGCTGCGGTGAGCGGTTATCTCAACGGTGAGTACTTTAACGTCTCGTCAGACACTATTCTTTCTATGTCTGCCCCGGCTACTGGGAACGCTAAGTTCGTCCTGATTAATGTACAGAAATCAGGGGGAGTTTTCAGTGTGTACGCCCTACAGGGCACCACTGCCAACAACGGGGAGAGCGCTTCAAACGCCCGGTTCCCTGACTTCGACAGCACCACCGACATGCTTCTGGCTGCTGTCTACTACGCTTCCGGCGACACAGACATAAACGCTGCTGCCATCGTTGACAAGCGTGTGTTTGTGCTACCACAGGCCAACCCCACAGTCGTAACTTCCACGCCCGGTTCTGCTGTGGGTACTATCGGTGAAATCCGCATCGACTCCAATCTGACCCCGGCTACGGGCCAGTCCAGAATCTACGTGAAGACGGATGCAACAACGTGGACCAATCTTGGGTCCGCTAGCGGTGGTGGCACCTCTGAAGAAGAAGTGCAGGACATCGTTGGTGCCATGTTCACCACCGACGCATCTCACAGCGGCATCTCAGCCATCTATGATGACGCTGGCGGTGGAGTTGACCTGACGGGGTCTACAGAATGGAATCTCACGGTTGCGGGGAGTACCGAGAACATCGGCGGGTCCGACACGGTAGCGATAAACGTATCCAGTGACGCTGAGGTAAGCCTGTCCCACAGCAACGGCACGATCACGATTAACGATGAGTGGCCTCGCATCAGGACGATGACCCACAACAGTTCTGGTGCTACTAAACCAGCACATTACGTCTACTCAGACCCGTGGGGCCAGACATCACCCGGCTTTGGTGGGCCTGCTGGCTCTGGGCAGTTCATCTATACACGGTTACAGGTTGCTGACCTTAATCCTATGGTTCACAACGCCTATTCCTGTGGTAGCAGTTCCTACAAGTGGAACTACTCATGGGTGTACAGCACATCGTATGCCCAGTCGTTTTCGTCTTGGTCTGATCGTAACCTGAAGATGAACTTCGGGTCTGCGCCCGGCTTGGAGTTCGTTAAGGGTCTCCTTCCCGTATCCTTCACTTGGAAGGACCCTGATCTAGGGGATTCTTGGGGCTTCGTAGCGCAGGACGTTGAGGCCCTGTGTGTTACACATTCTCTGTCCCCTGAGGTCCTAGTGGATACCGTGGAAGATGGAACTAAGTACTTGAACTACACGACCATGCTTGCTCCGGTAGTCAAGGCTATTCAGGACATGGTTGTTCAGGTGGACGGGGTGAAGTTCCAGTCCCAGTCTGCTGTTGACTACTGTGCTGACTTTGATGCCAAGATGTTGGCTAAGGCACCAGATGCAGCGGCACGAGACACCAACATTGCAGACCTACAGGCCCGAGTAACAGCCCTTGAGAATGCTTGAGAATGGCTGACCTTCCCAAGCCTGACAATACCTATTCTAACGTCCACGTAACATCAGTTCGTCGTATCACGCCTGCTCGCATTAGCGATGAGTTTCCAGCCATAAACCAACCCGGACAGGACTCCGTACCCGGAACAGACTCGGCCAGTTAGTAGTACAATGGTGCTATGGCTGCGCTGACTGACGTTGAAACTACAGCGAGGAACTACCTGCGGGACTTCCCACGGTTCTTCCAGTTGGACTTTGACGCCACGGGGCGCACCTTTGACCTAGGTCACCCCAACATTGATTCAACGAAACTGTGGATAGCAACTTATGTTAGTGGTACGACGACGGAACTTACTACTAGCCAGTATTCCCTTGATGATAGGAACGGGTTGCTACGTCTGGGCGCTGCTCAGGCGTCGGGTACAAAACTTCTGGTAGAGGGCTACCACTTTGAGTGGCTACTACCCGCAGACCTGACCTTCTACGCCAAACTGGCCCTGAACCAGCATATGCACACGCTGGACATGGACAGGGAGCAGTTGTCAGCGGTAGTCAGGGACGTTATCGGCATTGACGCCATGATTGAGTCCCTCTGGGGACTTATGACTGAGTACAGCAGGGACATCGACGTTACTACCTCTGAGGCCGTCCACATCCCGGCCTCTCAGCGCTTCCGTATGATCCAGCAACTGCTGACGTACTGGACCGCAGAGTACGAGAAGAAGGCCCGTGCCCTCAACATTGGTCTGGATCGCATTGAGGTCTTCAACCTGCGTCGCACCTCCCGCACCACCAACCGTCTGGTTCCGATCCAGAAGTCCCGTGAGTTGGGTGACTACGGCCCGATTGAGCGCATCTACTCCCCGATTGATGACGGCCAGATCGTCATTGAGGAGGAGCAGGATGAACTCCGCACCGACGTGTTCATCGACGGTGATCCTCCTGAAGGGTATGTCTCAGGCGTTAGGTATCTCTAATGACTAATGTGCGTCGTGAGGCAGACCACATTTGGGATACCTACCGAAGGTACCACCGAGAGACGGGTGAGTCACTAGTATGGTACGAGTTGCAGCCCTTCGGGGCCACAGCAGCCACTGACAGCCTGTACGACGATGTGTATGACGAGGGTCTGTCGGCTACCGGCGGACTGCGGTATCAAACCGGAGTGATTCTTCCGGTACTACAGATACAGGAGACGGAGGACACCAAGAGGGCTCAGGCCGACGGTCGCCTCGTTGTTCAGACTGCCATCGGGGTCCTTTCAGTCAAGGACATGCGAGATGCTGGTATTAGTGACGTTACGGAGTACCGCAAACACCTCAACGATATGTTCTTCTACGATGGTCGGTACTACGGAGTGACTGGCTACCGGTCCCGTGGACGGGTTAAAGACGAACTCATTATCGGGTTTGAGGGCATGGAAAGGTACGTGGATCAAGAGTTTGTGAATGACCCCGGACCTACCACAATCATTGAAAACACCTACGCTTGGCCTGCTACTCTCCCATCTTAAATGGTGTATCATTAGTACAGGACTTAGCGAGCGCTAGGCCCTCTCAGATGCCCAGAGTACGTGAGGAGAACGTATGGCTCAGTTTAATGCCCCGTTCTCCACGACCTCTGGAGCCCCCCAAGGCTCTCCCAGCCTGATCGAAGGCATCCCATCAGTCTTACAGTACGCTGAGGCTGTCATCCAAGCCCTACCTGTCACTTACTTCACGGCTGTCAACGCTGCCCTAAACGAGCACGTAGAGGCTACTCGTAAGAAGTTGGAACACGATGACGAGTACAGAGACCTATCTGGGTACTACGATGTGTCAGGGGTAGTTGAAGACGACGGAATAGCAATGGAGTTCGGGTTCTATGGAGTACCCAGCAACTTGGAGGGCTTGGTCTCCCGACTTGAGTACGGGGACGCAACGCACCCCGCACGAGCCTTTGTACGGCGTACTGTTTACAAGCAGTTTGAGGACATTGTTGAGGACATCAGCAACAAGACGAACGTAGCACTCGCTACGGATACTGACCATGCCTGATCGCTCCGGGTTCCTACTGGCTGAAGATCAGGCCATGAAGACCAAGTTTTCTGGTATCCAGTTGATTGACGACCGAGATAGTACTCGTGACGTGTCTGTGTTCTTCCGGTATCCCGAGGGTGAGACTGAGAAGAAGTTTCCGTTCATCACGCTGGAAATGCTGGACATCACCCACGCCACCGTCCGTCAGCACTCCGACCAGAACATCTACTCGTATGTTTCTGATAGCCCCCCGGCTGGTCAGCCTTCTGGGCATTACAGCACTAATGGTCCAGCCTCCTTTGCCTATTGGCCCAACACTACTACTGACGTGAGTACTCTGACGTTGGATAGCAACAACGCCGGAACCAGTCCCTTTGTAACCGCCTTGGAGCACATTCCTGTGGATCTGTTGTATCAGGTCACCACGTTTACACGCTCGGCGCTACACGACCGTGCTCTGCAATCACACATCCTTACCAAGATCGCTCCGTTTAGGCGAGGTTATCTTGACATAGGAGTAGACGGCACCCAGCGCCACATGGCTTTGCTGGATTGGCGTAGTGCAGACATGCTGGATGAAGAAGCAGGCTTTAAGAAGAGGATCTTTAGAAAGGTGTACACCCTTTCTATAACGTCGGAGATACCAGCAACTGCTTTGGCAGGGGTTGGGCAGGTAACTACACAGGCTGAGATCATTTTCATGGACAAGTTGGAACTAGATGTCCTGTCTTAAACTCGTAACCCACCGTTAAGGAGAATACGTAATGCCATCCTATTCACGCCCCGGCGTATATGTCAACGAGGCCCCTCTAAAGGTCGTCGTTGAGAACCGCCCCGGTCGCACCACAGCGTCCTTCGTTGGACAAACCACACGGGGACCCATTGGGAAGCCCGTGCTGATTCCCTCGTGGCACTCCTTTGTGAGTATCTTCGGGGACATCAACGCCTCATATGAACTGGGGTACTCTGTGTATCAGTTCTTCTCCAATGGTGGAGTTGAGTGCTACGTAGTTCGTGTGCTCACCAACTCCGCTGTGGCGAACACTGCCTCACTCCTTGCTCTTACTCACGGCAGCAGCCAGTCACTGTTTACTGCCACGTCAAAGTTGGCTGGTGCTGACGGTGACAACATCACCGTTACTGTTACCAAGAACGGCTCCAACCCTGACTCCAGTACTACTGGTGGTTCAGGTATCTTGGACGTGAAGGTCAAGTACAAGGGCGTCGCCAAGGAGTCCTTTGATGGTGTTACCTTTGCCAACAACGATGGTGTTGGGTCGGCTACAATGGCAATCAACGACGCTGTGACTGGCTCTCAGTACATCACCATATCTGCCCAGCCTACTGACTCCAATGTCACTGGTACCAAGTTCAACACCGCATTTACCAGTGAGGTGGCATACACCTTGGCCGGTGGTGTCACTGGTGGTACGGCAGCCAAGGCCACGGGCTACGTCCGAGGCATCACTGCTGGTGTTGCCGGTAACTTCTTCCTGCTCACTGCTGAGAACGCTGGTGTTTGGGGTAGTGGCCTGACCGTAGAGGTTGCAGACGGTCTTGAAGCCGCCACCACAACGTCTTACGGCACGTTCACGATGATCGTCAAACTGGACGGGGCTGAGAAGGAGAGGTGGTCTGAGGTATCTATTGATGCCACTCATAACCGTTACGTCCTAAGTATTCTGAACAACTACTCAGACTACCTGCGTGTTTCCGCTTTGGTGGCTCCCACCAAGTCGGCCACCACAAAGGTCTCTGAGACGCCCACGGACCCATACACCCTCGTTGGGGGCTCTGACGGTACCGCAGTTACCTCTGCTGACTACACCACGAACCTTGTCTACTTGGATCAGGTGACTGGTGACTTGCTCATCAACCTGCCGGGTGTGTCTGGTACGTCCGAGGTAACTGCCGCCATCTCCTATGCGTCTGGCCGTGGAACGGGGTTCGTGATCATTGACCCCGATGTCACCAAGACGACAGCAGCCGAGGCTGCGGCTGTGGTATCCCCGTACACCAACAGTGGCTACGCTGCGGTTTACTACCCCGGTGCCACCGTTGCAGACCCCACCAAGACTGGACCAGCCGCCCTGCGTACTTCTCCTCTGGGTGGTGCCATCATGGCGATCTACGGCAAGGCTGAGAGGATGCACTCGGTGGCTAAGGCCCCCGCTGGCTACACTCTGGGCCTATCCAATGTCTTTGGTTTGGTGGCGAACTACACCGAGGCTGAAGAGGGCGCGCTGTACGACGCAAACATCAACCCGATTAGGTTGGTTCCGGGTACAGGTGCCATCATCAATGGTACTCGTACTCTCTCAGTAACTGCACCGGCTAAGTACATTCCGGTTCGCCGGACCCTGAACTTTGTCAAGGCTCGTGTCAAGGAGGTTTCTGCATTTGCAGTGTTTGAGCCTAATGATGTCAACCTGCGTCAGCAGGTGGTCACTGTCATTCAGCAGGAACTTAGGTCCCTGTGGTCTAAGGGTGGGTTGAAGGGCAACACTGAGAGTCAGGCGTTCTACGTGACCTGTAACGCCTCAAACAACACAACGTCAACCATCGGTAACGGTGAGTTGCATGTTGAGGTCGGACTGGCCCTCCAGTACCCGGCTGAGTACATCATTGTGAACGTCAGTCAGTGGACTGGCGGCGCGAACGCCGTCGAAATCCTCTAGGAGGAAAGAATAAATGCCAGTTATCCGTACAGACCCTTTGCGGAACTTTAAGTTCCGTGTACAAATAGTCCCACAGCCCGATAGTGGCCTCAAGACGTTGGCAGAAGGTATCAGCAATCTGGGGTTTGCCCAGATGTCCGGTATTGCTGTCACCAACGAGGTCATACCTTATCGGGAAGGTGGGATGAATACCCATCCACACAAGATGGTCGGACAGTCAGACTTCGCTCCGGTGTCTCTGGCCCGTGGCGTGTTCCCCGACAGTGGGGGCAAGTCCCTGAGCAAGTGGCAGGAGTTTATGCACACTTGGCAGGGTGGTCAGGACAACGGAGCGGACCCCGCAGACCGCGGGAGCAACATCAGCAACTCAGAGTACCGCTGCACTATCAACGTGTGGGTGTACGACCATCCAGTTACATCTGGGAACTACCAGTACAACACGGACCCGTCAGCAGGGGTTGCTGGGGTTAATCTTCCTCCGAAACTTGGAATCACCTTGTACAACGCATGGCCCGGATCGTTTTCCATCAGTGATCTCAATGCTGGTGATAACGGAATCCTGATTCAGCAGTTGCAGTTGCATCACGAGGGGTTCTCCATGCAGTGGGGCTCGGATATTCCAGCACAGTAACAACATTAACCGTACTAGTTAGGAGTTGACAATGAGTTTGAGTTTGGCCGCACAGGCTGATGACATCAATGAGGCCGTTCACGAGGAACCCCCTGAGGTAGGTGAGGCAGCACCAACGACTGTCTCCCTTCTCCGTGGGGTTATTGACCCCGAGTCTGGCGAGTGGCAACAGACAGCAATAGTCAGGGAGATGACAGGAGAGGATGAGGAAGAGTTGGCACGACTAAGCAACCTGAAGGACCTCTCCTACTCTGAATACACCTCTGCGTTGCTGCGTCGGGCAGTTGTATCCATAGGTACCCAGACAATCAAGCACCATCCAGACACGCTGGACAACCTGATCATTGGTGACCGAGACCTGCTGTTTCTGGGAGTGGTCAAGGCCACCTACGGCAACATCCGTGAGTTCTCGGTCAACTGCGGGGCCTGCAATAAGATCAATGATGTTTCGGTCAATCTGGATGACGACTTTCCGGTCACCCCTTCTAAGTCATCTATTACTGAGCCACGAGTGGTCACCTTTAAGGATGGCACTGCGGTGAAGGTCAAGTACCTCACCGGTAAAGATGCTCAGATTATTGCAGAGGCGGGCGGAAGCACAGCAGAGCAGAATACAGCCATTGTTGTGCGTGCCGTCGTGTGGGACGATGACAGGTCCGAAAGCATTAAAGTACAGTGGTCCAAGGGTTTGTCCCTAGCGGATCGCAAGTTGGTAATAGACACCGTGCTGGACGACCAGCCCGGTCCAACTCTGGAGGAGGTGGAAGCCCCGTGCGGTCATTGTGACGAAAAGATCACAATGTTACTGGATTGGGCCTCCCTTTTATTCGGTTAACTTGACACACGTTTATTGGGAGTACGACAACATTGCTCAGGGGTATCCCGGCTATTCCCTGAACGATATTCGTACTATGACAATAAGGCAGCGGTCCTTCTGGTCCGAGATGTCTAAGTGGAGGTCTAAGAGTAATGGCTAGCGGTGATCGGGAAGACGACGAGGCCCAACGGTCTCTTGGGTCATTGGGCAGTGCCATGTCCCGCCATAAAGATCGCCTCAAGTTTGATAATGACGCTGTAGACAAGTTCAGTAAACGCCTTTCAACGATGTTGTCAGTAACTGAAAAGACGAATAAGGAGTTGAAGGTAACAAAGAGTCTCTGGGCTGACATATCGGCCATCTGGAGTAAGACTGAGGCTCCCGGTATGGGTTCGGCGTCGTCAAAGGGGTTTGTACAGACTTCTGCTGGGGGTGTTCCGAATAACGGTAACTTCCTAAAGACCGGGGTGATGTACGGGGCTATGAAGGCTGCCGGTGGGTTGGGGATACCAATGGCTGTGGCGCAGGGAGCCGTACATTACGGTAGTGAGATAGGTAAAGCAGCGTGGAGTTACGCAGGTGGCAGGGTTGATGCCAATGCTGGCTACTCCCTGACCGCAGACCGCACGGGCATGTTAATGCGTCAGATGTACGGCGGCACTCAACTGGACTACCAGAGCAGATGGCGTAAGCCCTTGGCGGGTGGGCTCCTCGGCCAAGGGGGCGTTGAGCAGATGCTGAAACTTCAGACCACTCTTGGCATCAATCCAACGTCCATGCTTAAAGACGTTGAAGCCGTCAGGGTCGCCTCTGGCTTCGGGTATACCACTGAGGACGCCACAAAGATGATCACGCAACTGGCCTCGCCGGGTTCCTCCAACCTGATGACCATGATGATGGGTAAGGGTTTCTGGGGTCCGGGTGGTGAGGCCCGTGGTGTCATGCCCCTAGTCAACAACATCATCAAACGTATGGACTTGGATAGCACTGACCGTATTACTGGGGCCTTACAGTCCGGTTCGATGACTCGCTCCAACCTGTCCCGTATGGGCTTGCCCGAAGACATGCAGGACATGGTCCTACAGATAGCCCAGCAGAATGTCCAGTTTAAGGAGGTGGGTGGTAAGGGGATGTACGACCCGTCAAATGAGCGCCACCGTCGGATGATGGGTGTTGACGACGCCTACGCTATGGAAGAACAGCGTACTCGGGTGTCAGAAGTACAACGTAGTGAGAAGTTCTATGGGCGTCAGGTGGATAACTATGCTCAACTGGAAAGGAACACACAGGGTCTGATTGAGAAGTTCACACAGTTGGACGAGGTTCTAAGCGGTATTATTGGAGCCAAGGCCAGCCTACAGAACAAGTGGTGGTTGCGTGTAGCAGGAAAGATCCCCGGCCTTGGTGCTATTGGTGGACTGTCAGGGGACACTGAGCACCTCAGGGACGCAGGCATGAACAGTGGGTTTGCTTCAAGTCTTCAGAAGATGAAGTCGGCAGCCGACAGTGCTGGTGTTCCCTTGAGCCTGACCAGTGGGACTAGGGATTCTGGCGAGCAAGAGATGCTGTTCCGCTCTCGCCATAGTCCGGTGGGGGATGTTGAGTGGGGTGGTCAGGCATGGAGTCTGAATCAGGGGGCCTCCCCTGCGGCACCTCCCGGCAGTTCCCTACATGAACTGGGCTACGCCGCTGACCTAGGTCCCCCCGAGTCCTACGGATGGATAGCGGCTAACGCCGGGAAGTTTGGCTTACGGAACGGAGCAGCACAGGGTGAGCCGTGGCATGTCGCCCCCGCCAACATCACCAGTGCTTCTCAGGTTACTGGCAAGCGGGCTACATCGGTGGCTACCCCACGACCTTCGTCTCCGGTGGGGGATGGTGAGCGCTATGGCTACTCCCGCAACCCTTCAGCCAGAGGGATGCGGGCTGGTAGTACTACTTACACACAAGGAAGTTCTGTAGTCATCTCTCCCACTATCAACTTGAATGGTTCAGGCAATACCGCTGCTGATACGGACATGCTAGCGAACAGGATTATTAGTATGATTGAGTCATCTGAGGCCGTGCGTGCCTTGAGGAGGTCATAGGTATGGCACAGGGAGAGGTAGCGATAACTCAATCGGGCTTCCCGATGGGTGGTACGAGCAACACTTCTTCGTTCACTGACCCTAAGGTGACCAACCCTCCATTTGCTTACCCCCGCCACCTGCCTCAGGATAATCAGATACAGCGTGGGTACATGCGTTTGCTGGGGCAGGTGCTGCAAGCGAACTTAGGCGTTATACCTGAGACCTCCGCTGGTGAAGAGGCTCAGAGGGCGCTTGCTGACTTGGGTGCCAAGTTGGACTTCCAGTTCAACCCCAACCAGTTGAATCGGGCAGTAACTGCCCGTACCGACACCCAGTTGTGGATCAACCAGTCCCCTAGCGAGTTGCTTACTCCGGGCTTGGGGGATATGTCGTTTCAGTGGCAGATGATATTCAACCGTGAGGAAGAAGTACAGAAGTACTATAACGCTCAGGGACGTTGGAGTAGGTCCGGTGTCGCCGCCGAACGCATCAACGCTCAACACCTTGATGCCCTGTTGAAGGCCGACCCGTCCGATCCAAGGGTGGCAGAGCGTATTGGTATTCTGGCAGACATCATGGTGCTGGACCAGATCACTGGACAGAGGCTCACCGAAGCGGCTGTTACGTTTGCAGAGAAATGGAGCGCCACAGCGTCTCGCCACACCGACGACGACGCCGAACCCGATCCTGACGATGTGATGTCTCGGGGGGAGAAGAATGATCTAATCAGTGCCAACATGACCAACTCGGCGTTCTTGATTCCCAATCCCATTCGTGTGGTCTTCTCTGAGAACTTCATGGTAGATGGGTACGTCAACACCGTGGCCGTGTCTATCCAGAAGTTCTCCCCAGACATGGTTCCCACTGTGGCAGCGGTTGACATCTCAATGCACGCCCTTTATCAGGGGTTTGCTCGCCAAAAGACCGTCTTTACGACGCTGGCTGCTGGTGTCAGTGACGGGGAACTAGAAGCCGGGGAAAACCCCTATGACAGTGAGAGCCAGAACAGGGTGGCGACCGCTGGGACGGATACTGCTGACTGGCAAGCACTGGGCATGAGCGGCCAGCCCATATTGGCTGGGTTTGACCACAGCCCGAATGATTCTGGACGTAACTGGCTAGGTTCCGCTGAGTCAAAACTAAACCACTACAAGAACGTCGCAGGACGCACGACCCCCAACGTCCCACATACTGGGGAGACGCTAGCGAAGCCCCTAAAGGGTGGCGGCTCTTTGCGTATGCAACTAGGAGATAATGATGCGATTTTGTATGGCATTGTCTGCAACCTGAATGACTCCAATCTGGGTAGGTTTATCCGAAACAATGGCAGTCCCGATGAGGCGATGGAGTACTTCAACTCCATGAAGGAAAGGTTGTCCGTTAGCGTAGACGTAGGAGTAGCCCTGCGAGCGCGCTTAAAGGCTACTACTAAGGAGTCCTTGTACGAGTTGTGGATGGACGGGGATGAGAATGGGTTTAGTACCTACCACAAGGGTGCCCAAGACTACGTGGATGGTGAGTGGGAGGACTCCTCGGTCTACGACCACCATTTCTTTGATCGTTGGAGTAAAGAACAGAGGAGGAACTTGTTTGCCGTTGGCATTGACACCTACAACAATACAGCCTCATCTTCTGTGACACGTCAGGGACAACTCTTAAAGCAAACAGTAACCCAAGCCTCCGGGTTCTACACCCGGTCGTTTCCCATCCTTGAACTGGACGATCATCCGGGGTACTACGGGGACCATTTCTATATAGACAGCACACAGTATGGTCCAGCAGACATCAACATTAGGATTGGCGGTAAGCCCGATGAGGGCTGGCTTTGGCTGGGAGACAAGAGTGGGACTCGCATCTCCTCAGATCAATGGCAGTTGTCCCTAGCCCGTGGGTTCTACGACCCTACTACCAACATTGGGTTCCCCAGTCAGTTGACGTTGGTAAATGCCGCCACGAACAATGTAGATCACACTTACGACATTCTGTACCAGCCGGTCCTGACCGTGCGGGTTCGTCTGCTGATGACGGACCCTGACTCCAAGAAGACACAGAGAGTCCCCATATCAGATACTGGTGTTATGTGGGTGTACCCGCGTGATGAGGAAACAGGAACCATAAACGACGTTGACGGTGAGGGCGTCACTGACGTAGGTGTTCACAATAGGATTGATCTTCAGGGTTCGCCGCAGGGGGATGAGGGGGATGACATCACCAGTGCAATGAAGGACCGTGAGTGGATCACAGACGTTGATAAGGAACTGTACTACGATGGGCTGTACGGCTCAAACCAACCGCACCCGAACATGAAGAGGTACGGTTGGTACTCACTAGACGACTTCTCCGACGCCAGTCTGGGGGGCATGATGATTAGTAGTGCTAACATCAGGTCCAATAACGTGGCGGTAACCTGATGGCTATTTCTCCGTCCTCTAGGTACACCCAGATCACGAACAGTAAGGGCAGGGCGGTGGCCCAGAGGAAGCCTCGTGTTTCCTCCCGCTACACAGTCGTGGTGTCTACGGGGGGCCAGACCTTTGAGGGACTGGCAGCCATGCACTTGAGTGACCCACAACTGTACTGGCGTATCGCTGAGTTGAATCCTCAGGTTCCCTACCCTGACGAAATCCCAGCCGGAACTCGTTTACGTATACCACAGGGGTGATCCGTGTATCAACCTGAAGCCTCTCCACATACGAGGGTTGTTGAGATTGACGGGGTGGATGCCTCTGTTCTCAGTTCTGTTGAGCGGGTGGACATCAGCCTACGTGAGAACGAGCATGACCACGCCACCGTTATTCTGGCGGGGGTTGGTCCCACAGCGGTGACCGACTACATAGATCGTCTCATTCGTATCCGTATCACCTTGCCTGACGGGTCCTCCTTTGTGTTTGCGGGTTCCATCCTTAGTGTCACCCCAACCCACAAGTCAAGGTCGGGTAGGGCTAACGGGAGCCTGTTGCAGGAGGCGTCACTGTCTTGCCTCGGCGCTAGTTCGGCTATGCGAGGGAAGCGCACCCGTCTATGGCGAGACTTCTCGGTCAAGAGCATGGTGGCAGACTTCGCTATTGACTACAAGTTTTCTTACTCTTGTCCTGACAATACTTCCACCATTGCAAGCATGTCCCAGCGCGGGATGTCTGACTGGGAAGCCCTGACTAAGGCGTGCAAGATGTCCGGTCTGGCCGTGAACGTACACGGTACTGAAATCCATGTGTGGGACCCCATGAACGCCCTGAAGCACGGGGCACCATCTGGGATAATCAAGACGCTTGATGCTGCTTCTGGCACGTCTGTTGGCCCCGGACTAATCATAGAGTTTGAGGGGTCGTTTGGAACAGCCCACGCCTTCGGAGCCGTGACCCAAGAGAGTATTACAATACTAGATTCTGATGGACAGTTACTTTCAGTGTCCTCCTCTGATCTTCTGAACGCCTCCCCCCCGGCGGGTGAAGCCATCACGTCTCTTCTAAATGATTCCTATGGGGTTGACGCCCAGTCTGTGTTCTCTGCTCAACGTCACTTGAAGGCTTCTCGTGCTTACGCCGATGCCTACGTCGCTAAGGTGATTACTACTGGGGTAGCAGGTCCGGTGCCGGGTAGTGCTCTAGGGGTGGAGGGCTTTAACGGGGAGTTCGATGGCCTGTGGTTGGTACGAGGCATGGAGATGAAGACCACCCGCCCCGGACAGTTCCTTACTGAGTGGGACCTCAGCCGAGCCACCAAGGGAGCCACCTACAACAACCCAGTAATACTAAACACGTACAGTACAGCCCCGCACCCCAAGTTGGAGTCCGGGGCATGGCGTGCGTCTACGAGGAGAGAGCATGTCTACTCCTCTAACTGATTCCATGATCCATAGGGCCAAGGTCCAGTACTCCGACTCGGCCACGGGAGAGATTCAGGTAATCATCCCCTCGGTAACCTCTAAGACAGGGGTAGTACCAATAACCCTATGGGGTAGGAAGAGCCATGCTGCCAACAGCAAGTGGCTGGTGCCTGCTGTAGGTGACACCATCGTGGTGTGCCGGGAGGACGAGGACTACACCAACGTCTTCTGGATCAACACCACGGTCCCACCTGACCCTCCCTACACCTTTGATGACAATCTGAACACACAGTTCAGCACGCTCCTACAGGTTGACCGTACCAACGGTCAGGTCAGGATCAATACTGGTACTGCGGAGGATGATGATATATTTGACCAAGCCTTGGGAACCTACTACCCACTGGTGGTTAAAGATAACGACAACTCAAATCCTGCCATAAAGATCACCCCCGGCGGGCACGCTACACACACCACTAGAGCATCCATGCAGTTTCATCAGACCATCATGGGTGCCGGCGAGCATGCGGGTGTTGAGGGTGACTGGTATGTCTACGATTTGCCAGCGGAGAAATGGAACCTGTCCCACACCGGCCATTCCAACACCACCGCTGGTGGGATGACCGTCAGGGCCACCGGTACGCACACGCAGGGCACTGCGGGCACGTTTGATCGGTACATCCAGTTTGCTCCAAGTTATGATTGGAGTGGTTATGAACGGAACGGCATCTTTACTAACACTCAGTACAGCGACTTTACGTTCTTTGGAACATTTTATCAGTACGGTTGCCATCCTCTAGCAAACGACCAATACACGTTGGGCTACAACGGAGCGCGGTGGAACGAGTTGTATTGCTCCAATGGGACAATAAACACATCCGATCAGAACCAGAAAACCGACATCGCTGACTCTGATCTGGGGCTGGATTTCGTCAATGCCCTACGACCTGTGAAGTTCAAATGGATTGAAAGTGAAGGTAGGGCAGGGGTTAGGACACACTATGGGCTGCTAGGGCAGGAGGTCGAAACAGTATTGGGGGGCGCTGCTTCCGACACGGCCATCTGGACTAACGCACTGATTGAAGCACACCCCGAAATGGCGGCTGACTCTGAACGCAATGTCCCTCACGTTGCTGCCGTGGAAGAGCACTATGAGCAGGGACTTCGGTACACGGAACTAATATCGCCTATGATTAAGGCAATACAGGAACTAACCACACGGCTAACAGCACTGGAGTCAGCATGATACCGACCACCAAGAGTAACGTAGACCTCTCTCTCCTACACCCGCGCTTTAAGAAGCGTCTGGAAGCGTTCTTCGATGACCCCCGCATCCGTGGGCGTGTCTCCGTCTCCTCAGGCTGCCGGTCCTACGCAAAGCAGACGTACTTTTACAAGAGGTACCTGAAAGGCGGGAATCTGGCTGCCAATCCTGACCGCCGCTTTGGACCTATCGGCTTCGATGGACAGGGCATATGGCTAGGAAGTTGGCATCAACAGCAACTGGATGGCTGGTGCTATGCAGTAGACTTCCACCGTATTAATAACGATCTATACACATGGGAGATCAACTCCATTGCCAAGGAGTACGGGCTACATCCCACCGTTGACGGAGAGTGGTGGCACCACCAGCCCCGCAAGTCAACGGAATGGTTTGAGGCCCCTGCTCTGAAGGCCCGAGTGATCAAGGAGGAGGTCAAGGAACCCCAGATCGACTGGCACGCTGTCCTTGAGTACATCGCTGGGCTGGCTGCCACGGTCAGTGAGCAACCCCTACGAAGGGGTAGCAGGAACGAGGCGGTGCGTGTCCTACAGAGGAAACTGGGGGAACTGGGGTTAGATGCCGGGACACCCGACGGGATCTTTGGTAAAATGACTACTAGGGCAGTTAGACGGTACCAACGGTTGCACAACCTTACAGTAGACGGAATCGTAGGCCCAGCAACATGGGCTAGGTTGATGAGGGGTTAGGTTGAGTACTTCTATTGCTATACCATTCACGTTCTCTGGAGGGTCCCTCCAGACTACTGACGACCCACATACTATTGCTCGTCAAGAGATCCTTGATGTGATTATGACGAACAAGTATGAGCGTGTGATGCTTCCGTACTATGGAGCGGCCACCCGACGACTGCTGTTCCAGCATTTGGATTCTCTGCTGGTGGCTGACTATGAAGAGGAGACGTTGGACCTACTGAATCGAAACCTGTCCAACAGTAGGGCCATGTCTATCGTGGTGACTGACTCCTCCTCAGACGGGTCATGGAGTGGTCCCGGTGACCCTGAAGCAACGATGTACGTCAATGTTGAGTACCGGTTGAATAGCGACCCCACCACCCCGTCCTCTGTATCTATCTCTGTTGCTAACCCCTCCGCCATCAACAGCCTTTCTCAAGTCTAAGGAATAAACAATGCCCATTGACTACACCAGTAGAGACTTCGCTTCGGTTAAGTCTGATTTGATTGTTCGTGCTAGAGCCACTATCCCAGAGTGGACCTCAACGTCTTCGCCTGACTTCACCATGATGCTCATTGATCTCTGGTCCTACGTGGCAGATGTACAGAACTACTACATTGACCGTGCGTACACTGAGGCGTACTTGGACACGGCCACACAGGCGTCATCTGTTCGGGCCATCGCACGGCTGATGGGTTATCAGCCCAACTCTCGCACGTCTGCGACTGCTACCGTTACTGTGTCCAACTCATCAGGGACTATTGAAGCCTTCCCCAAGGGAACCATGTTCTTGGTTCCAGCAGCCGGGGCTAAAGCGGCAGTCTACTTCACTTCCACGTCCGATGTACCCAGTGGGGGTATACCAGCGGGTGGGTCTTCCGTCGTTCCAGTAGCAGAGGGCAGGTGGGTGTCTGAAACCTTTTCCAACTTCAATGGCGAGGCAGGGTGGGCCTTCCCACTATCTGAACTGAAGATAGTTCCAAACTCGTTGACGCTGACTGTGGGGACCACAGCGTACACGCATACCCAACGGATGCACGAGGTGGGGTCTACTGCCCCGGTGTTCACTTCCATCACCGACAGCACCGACACGACTCGGATCGTGCTAGGGAATGGCGTGAACGGCAAGGTGCCTGACGCTGGTAGTACCATTGAGGCCACCTACCGGGTGGGTCAAGGGTCCGTAGGCAATGTTGGTCTTAATGCAATCACAACTCTGATCGTTCCCAAGGTGTACCTGTCGATTACCTCCTCCACGGCGGCTTCAGGGGGCACGGACTCAGAATCCATACCGTCCATCAAGAACAACGCCCCCGCTCTCAGGCGGGTTCAGGACAGGGCGGTAACACTGGCTGACTACAAGACCCTGATGTTGGGGTTCACTGGGGTGAATAAGGCTGTTGCCTTGTCCACAGTGTCCTCTGGGGCAGTGACTGTTAACTACGTTGCTCTTCCGGCGTACCCCGACTACCAGAATCAGGCTCTCACCGTTAGTACTCTGTACTTGAATGCTACTGCCGGGTCTCCTAACTTTGGGGCTGCTGGGGACGACATTGACACCAACATGACTACCTTCTTGCAAGACAGGTCCATGATTGGAGTCACCGTTGCCCCCATCAGTACGACTATCAGTCTTACTGACGTATACGTAGCCTTCAACAGTGTCGTCGTTAAGGACGGGCACTACCAAGAGGTTGTGAAGTCAGGCATTGACACCGTCGTTAGGGCACTGTTCTCGTGGGAAAGCCTTGACTTCAATAAGCCTATTAGACTCAGCGCTATCCTCTCTGCTGCTCAAGGGGTTGAAGGTGTACAGAGTGTGTTCATCAGCAACCTAGGTGCTGCGTCCGGTGGGTCTTCCGTGGCCGACCACACACCCACTGCTACAACCTCCTCTGCCGTATCCCTACCCGTGCTCCGTACCATCACGTTCGCTGGGGTTAGCGGTGGTATTGCCTAATGGCTGACGAGGCCCTACGCCTTAGAGACACCTCTGGTGACCCCGGTCTACGGGCCACCAGTGGTGAAGGTGGGCTTCGTAATGTCCCCGGTGATGTAGCACAGTCTCTGGACACCACTTCCCGATTGAGCGCTCGGGTCATGGATTACGATTCGGAGACCAAAGAGTGGACGCTGGAGGTGCCGTGGAGGATCAAGTCATCCCCTACGGCTACCCCTCCCTCGTCCGGGGAACCACCGACCATTCTTGAAGCCCGCATCAGGTACTCATGGGTGGGGTACCCGGAGTACTGGACAGACGGGAATAACCTAGGGTCCTACACACCGTCATCTCTGATGGCTAACCCCCTCCCCCACCTCGGGGTTACCCCCACCGGACAACTTTCTAACTGGCTGTACTATAGTTTGTTGTACAAGTACACGGATTCGTCTGGGAATGTGTACACGGAGCGGGTAGCCACAGCATCTGTTCTGATTCCCACCCATCATAATCTTTCCGCTAGCATGATGAATCGGGTACCCTCGTACTATAAGTCTCTGGACACTACCGGTCACTTGGAGAAGTTCCTAGGTGTGTTTGGGTGGGAGGCTGACCAGAATCGAACGCTGATTGAGGAGATCATGCACCTCAAGGATGCCCAGCGGGTGCATTACGATTCCATTGACAAGTTGGGTAACACCCTTGGTAGCATCTTCACCTCCCAAGAGTTGCGCCCCCATCAGATCAGGGCACTACTAAGTGACTCCAAGGGTTACTACAGTCAACGAGGCAGGGCAGACACCCTCTTGAGGCTGCTTGGTCTGGTCACCGACTCAGACGTTAGTTACCGCCAGTTCAAGACCACAGGGTCCTCCACTTCGGCTCCGTATGACCGTATTAAGTTTGTCACGACCGCCCGTAGGATGAACTTAATCAAGGACCCAAGGTTCAATGGGGTACCGGGGGCCTCTGCAACGTGGAACTACCTGAAGGATGAATCTGCTGGGAGCATAGTGGTCACCGGGGATGATGCAGCCACTAACGGTGTTACCTTTACTACTGACGGTAGTGGTGCTGGCACCGTCTACGTCTTCCCCGGAGAGGCTGTTCAGATCAAGCGGAGCGTCCCGTACTACGTTGGGGTAAAGGTCTCCAATGTCGCTGGCGACCCCGGTATGACCAGCGCCACAGCGCAGGTTAGGCTCTACAGGGAGAAGCCCACACTGGTGGGCTCCCTACCGGATGAGTCCAAGTATTACACCAGCGACGCTAACTCAGGTAGCAACTACTACAAGACACTGTCGTTGAACCAACCGGAAAGCGCCCACACCACCTCAGAGATTGTGACACGGTCTGGGTTTGACCTTGGTTCAGGCGCTGCTGAGGCTAACGCAGTATACATAACTGGCAGCACCAACGGTGTGCTGTTCAGGGCTAGGCTGTACGCTAGTACTGACATAACCCTCTCAGACTACACTCTGAAACTAACTAGGGTTGATCTCAACCCGTCCAGTGCTAGCAGGTTCGACCGGTTCGACTTGGCTGTGAATGACGGGTCGTCAGATGTGCTGACCGCCAACAACCTAACCGTTAATACTTCTGGTCAGGTGATTGACGAAGATGACAGCAGCGTTGTCACCAAACTGACCAACACAACGGGTGGTGTTACCTACACATTGTTGGTGGATAACGTGTCCACTATTGCGTATGCCACCACGACGGAACTGCCATCGGATGACACCTCAACCTATCCGTTTATCAACACTGGCGTGGAGGATCTCTACCCAGTCATCGTGATTACATTGGCGAACACCAGTCACGTTTCGCTGGACAAGTGGATCTTCCAACCATTCTCAAATGAGGAATACTTCGATGGGTCTTCGCTGGATGGTCACTCATATGTTTCGGGGGGCAGCGTGGTCAGTGACCAATACTGGTCAGGCACCACCAACAACAGCGTCTCTCTGTACACCCCGTTTAGGTACAAGAACAAGGCTGCGATTCGCAAGATGATTACCAACAACATTCCGTTGACCATTTCGACCGAACTCACGTCATCCAACTACCACACCACCGTTGGGCACGGGCACTTGGTGACCTTCGATTCCAAGCCCGGAGACGAACGTGCGTTCGATCCCCACTCGTGGACGGCCAACGTGTATACTGAGGGGATAATCAGTTCGGTCAGCGGCTAGTCGGAGCAGTACATGGCGTACATCATCGGGGCATTGGCGGTTTGCAAGGCCGTCCAACTTATTGAGATCGCTCTCCCCCGTCCCGTCATGCCTTGGGTCAAGGTTGCTGCGGCAGTGGTCCTGTCCTACGGGGCAGCCCTACTCGCCGGGGCTGACACACTACCCCTCTCGGGCCTCGCCATTGCGACGCTCGCAGCGGGAGTTCACGGTGTGCTAAGGTTGCTCACTCTGACCGGCGATCTGGTGATGAGACGCACAATCAAGTAGGGAAGGTATCCAGTGGGAACGTATGTTATCGCAGGTAAGGGGGATGTTTCCCCAGAAGTTCTGGCGGCTGGTCTGGGGGACCTACCCCACCCCAGCATGTTCTTCGTGCCGTGGATCGGCAGCCAGAACACCCGACCCACGGATGGGTTGAGGAAGGTCTACGACTACCTCGTAGACGAGGGTTACGACTTCACCCTGCTTGCGAAGGACAAGGCAGCGGTCCACCCAGCCATTGCCGAGGCAGCAGACGCTGTCATGGAGAGTGGCAGTTCCTCCCCTGAACTCCACTTCGATGCCATCCCCCCCGACGCCACGGCTCTGATCCTCTGGTCGGAGGAAGATCCTGAACACAGCGAGGGGTTGGTGTGTGAGTACTTCGACCGAGGACACACGCTGCTGGACCTGACCAATGGGATGACCCCCATACAGGTTACAGATGTGGCTACTACCCCCCCAGCGCACGAGGCTGATAGCCCCACCCAGAAGGACGAAATCCCACCCATAACGGATGAGGATTTAGAGTCTATGCCAGACGGGGTTCGCAAGCAGTTGGAGCGCTCTTTGGGAGATAGCCCAGCCTCTGAGTTGCCCGAGGATGCTCAGACAGATGAGATGTCTGTCGAAGATGCTGAGGCTAGGATTCTACAGTTTGTACATAAGGACGAGGAGACGGACGAGTCTCAGTTTGCCACATTGGTGTGTGTTCTACCTACGGGTAGGTCCTTCACTACGTCGGTACCCCTTTTGAAAGTGTGGGGCTTACTACAGGCCACGGTGTGGGAAGAATAAGGCGAAGGACCGAAGGCTGTGGGAAGCGATCCTACATCCAGCCCTCGGCCCTTGCATAGCCTTGTTACACATGAGCACCACCAACGAGGTGGTACTTGTAAGTGTACCAGACGGGACGACTGGCGGTGAACACTTTTGGAAGGTACCCTACGTGGGTGCGCTCTCGCCTGCGGGGACAGTTTGCAGCAGTGGCAGCATTAGTAGAGTTGGTATGCCTGATGGACAACACGAAGAATACTGTGAGGATAGGGTACGAACGACTGGGACAGAGGATGGGGTGCTCTCGTAGTACCGCACAGAGGGCTATCAGGGTACTCCTTTCGGAAGGGGTGGTTACCTGTGTCAGTAGTCTGAATGTTGGAAACACATACACAGTACTGTTTGGAGGAGATACGGTGGATTGGGATGACTTCGCAACCTTGGGAGAAGACCCGGAGGCTAAGGAAGAGCCAGTGGTCAAGGGTCGTATTCCACGGTTAATCACCTTCTTCGCCAACGAGGTGGAGATGCACACCCCCATGTCCATACAGTCAACGATTAATGCGAAGGCGCTGGGCAAGAACTTTAAGGACATGCTGGACAAGCAGGGCGTGACAGAGTTCCAACTAAAGAAGATGATGACGTTGTTTGCTGTGGATTTTGAGCGTGGGGACCGTTCCGTGGAGGACGTGCCACCTTGGCAGATGTTCTTGGCTGACCGCCAGACCCTTCTCAAGCGTGTGAGGGAAGGGACAGAGGACATTGTGTACGTTGACGAGATGCCTCCGGCTGAGTGATGATGAACTTCGACCACTGGATGACATACGGGATCGAACAGGGGTTCTGTGGCCCACCGGTCTGTAGCACACACGACGGGATTCCCACCTCTGAGGAGGAGGATCTCGAATGGGAGGAGTACGACCCGTGCGTCCATGTGATCCGCCCGTACACCGATCCAGATCACAGGGCAGCCGTTGAGGAGAACCACCCGCCATCGAAATGGCGTGACACTTGGAGTGCCCGTGACTGAGTGGCACGGTCCTAGGTACTGGAGGAACCAGTCGAAAGACGAGAGGACTCGTCTGGCTGAGATTCCTTCCAGCATGGAGCACGCTCGTGTCCACAACTACTCTGGTGACGCTTCAGGGGTGATTTCGTGGTTGGAGGACTTCGACAAGCACAGGGAATCAGGGACGGGGCTACTGTTCTCAGGTAAGCACGGTTCTGGCAAGTCACATCTGGCGGTCGCTGCCCTCCGGGTTGCTATCAGGTCATACCGACAGACTGGTAGGTACATCACTGCCAACGATTACGTGCGGGCAATGGATGACGAGCGAAAGAACGATGGTGTACTGCCAGATGGGTACGAAGAGGGTAACTTGATCCCCTACATCCGCTCCGTGTATGACGTGGTGGTACTGGATGATGTGGACACTATTCGTCAGACGGGCTTTGCAAAGCGTGAAATCTCTGACCTGTTCACTAGCAGAACCAGCCGTAAGTTAGTCACCATCGTGGTGTGTCACGACACCATTGAAAACCTCAAGGATCATGTGACCCTCAAGTTCCATGCAGAAGTGCGGGCGGCGTGCATTCCCGTGACCCTGCACACCGAAGATTATAGAAGTGCTGCCAGTGGAACGTAACGACATACAGTCCGACGCTCCGATCAAGCAGGCGTGCCTGTTTGAGGGAGTGCTGGCTGGACCCCCCTCCAAGAACATCCAGAAGTTGAGAGCAGCCACGGCCAAGAGGCAACATGAGTGGCACAGGTACATTGGTATGTGGTCACCCTACGAACTGCCAATCAAGTCACTGGTGGACAGTGTCAACCGCCGGGGTGTAGGGGTAGAGGTATACACATGCTTGGCCTACGGGGTGGAAGACGCAATCGAACGCTGGTTGGCCCGCAAGGGTGTGTCAGTTCCGGTCTACCAGTTTGAGAATATCTATGATCTTCAGGCAGAGATGAAGTTCCACAGTCCCTCCATGAAGATTCATGTCGCCACGGAGGAGCAGGCAAAGTTGTTGGGTCTCAGGGCGAGGGTCGCCTCCCCCCACAAGGAGTGGGTCCTGTAGTGGCAAGTGCAGAGCAACTTCTGATCAGCAAGGTTCTATCAGACGGGAGTTTGGTGGATGTCATTGACTTGGGCGTCAAGTCCAAGCACTTCTCTCGCTCTTACGCATCCATTTGGAGTTGGTTGCTGGAGTTCTGGCACAACCATAACGAGATACCCACCGAGAGGGCTCTGCTGACGGAATACCCGTCGGTCACGCTGGGCAACGCTAGTGACGAGTCCCTGAGCCGACTGGTGAAGGAGGTTATCGACGGTTACCGTCGGGAGTCCGTCACGGAGACCCTCACTCTAGCCCTGCCCCTCTTGACAGAGGGCAAGGTCACTGATGCCATTGCCCTGCTGAACTCCGGCCTCCAAGAGGTTTCAGGGGACACGACGTACTCCAGAGATGTGAACATCATTGACCAGTGGGAGGAGCGTCTGGCTAAGTACGCAGAGATGCGGGACCGGCCTGATGGTCTGATCGGTATCTCCACTGGGTTCCCCGGACTAGATAGGCTCACATCAGGTATACGGCCACAGCAGTTGATCACCTTTGTTGGTGAGGCCAAGCGGGGAAAGTCCATGCTGCTTATGGTCATGGCCGAGAGGGCAAACTCTGAGGGGGTGCTACCTCTGCTGGTCTCCTTTGAGATGAGCGTTGAGGAGCAGGCTGCGAGGTACGACGCCTACGTGTCAAAGGTTTCCCACACCGGGTTGCTTCGTGGGATGTCTACCACCGCTGAGGTCTCAAGGCTGGACCGGGCTCTCAGGACCCGCAAGAATAGTAGTCCGTTCATACTGGTTGAGGACATAGCGTCAGCGACAACGGTCTCCAGCCTTGCTGCCAAAATCAAGCAGCACAACCCCGGCATAGTGTTTGTGGACGGGGTCTACATGATGGACGATGAGAACGGTGAGGCTAAGGGTAGCCCACAGGCTCTGACCAACATCACACGCTCCCTCAAGAGGGTGGCACAGCAGTTCAAGATACCCATTGTTGTAACAACACAGGTACTGTCATCTAAGTTGAGCAGCCGCACCTCTCGCAGGGTGACAGCCGACGCCATTGGGTATTCCTCCTCGTTTGTGCAGGACTCAGACACGGTCATGTCCGTGGAGAGAGACCCCGACTACGAGGACCGGTCCATCGTGAGAGTCCTACTCTCCCGTACTTCCCCACACGGGGAGGTCACAATCAAGTGGGACTGGGACAACATGGACTTCACAGAAGTGACCGACGCAGACGATGACAACGACGATTCGGAGCAGGCAGATGGATACAGCGACTGGTGATCAACTAGTCGCTGTCCTAGAGCGGCTTGGAGTTGCTATCACAACAGTTGGGGACACTGAGGTGGGTGGGCGCTGCCCGGTACACCACCTCGTCGTAGGTAAGGAAGACCGCAGCCCCTCTTGGTCCATGAATCTGCATTCAGGCTTATGGATCTGCTACTCATGCGGAGCCAAAGGTAATCTATCCCAACTGGTGCTACAACTCACGGACGACAGTGACGAGGCTATGCTCGTCAATGAATACATAATCAGTAGCGGGTTGGAGCGCTTAAAGGCTGGGACATCCAAACCAGTGGAGAACCTACCATCGGTGGACCTCTCATCCTTTCGTAAGTTCGTGTCAGTACCTGAGCAGTTACTGGAGTACCGTCGCATAGACCCTGAGGTTGCCCAGAGGTTTGGTATCAGGTGGGACCCACAACCTCGCCACTGGATCATCCCCATCATCTCCCCGTCAGGGGACCTATGGGGTTGGCAGGCCAAGGGCAAGAACTACTTTCGTAATGTTCCGACAGGTGTGCCCAAGTCACGCACTCTGTTTGGCATTGAGAGGTTCAAGGCACAGGTGGCAGTGCTGGTGGAGTCTCCCCTAGACGTAGTACGACTGGCGTCCCTACGTCCCGGCACACTGACCCACGGACTGGGTACGTTTGGTGCCCATGTGAGCACCTGCCAACTCAATCTGTTGTCACGCTGGGCTGATACAATAGTGATAGCGCTTGATAACGACGAAGCAGGTATCTGTGCTGCCGAGAGGGTTGCTCGGGATTGCCCGAGGCCACGGGGTGGTATCAACTTCCTGCGCTATGAACACACGAACGCAAAAGACATAGGCGACATGACGAACGATGAACTAGAAGAGGCCCTGACCGGTGCGTCAGCCCTCCCTTGGTGGTTGTGATGGCATTCACAGGCACCCTGTACCCCTTCCAAGAAGAAGCCTACGAGACCATGTGTGACCGTGGGCAGATGATGCTCTGCATGGTCATGGGAGCCGGTAAGACTCCGACCACCATAGCCACCTTAGAGACCATGTTTGAGCGGGACGACATCTCTAGGGCGTTGATAGTTGTACCGTCATCGTTAAAGTATCAGTGGTTGTCTGAGATTAACCGCTTCTCAACCTCCCGTGCCATCGTCATAGACGGAGCCCCCAAGGCCCGTGAGACCTTGTGGCGTGCAGCCATCTCGTGTAAGTACGTGATCGTGAACGTGGAGATGCTGCAACGAGACCTAAACTACCTTGACCGTATTCGTATTGACGCTATGGTCATAGACGAGGCGACGATGATCAAATCCCCGTCTGCGAAGCGCTCACGATTCCTCAAGAGGCTAGGCAAGACAGTGCCATACCGCTACGCCCTCACAGGTCAGCCCATTGAGAATCGACCCGAGGAACTGTTCTCCATCATGGAGTTCGTTGACCCTTCAATCCTTGGGGGATTCGCTCTGTTTGATCGGACCTTCATCGTCAGGGATTCATGGGGTAAAGCGGTGAAGTACCGGAACCTAAACACCCTCCACGACAGCCTGTCCGACATAATGATTCGCAAGACCCGTGAGGACATTCAGGACCAGTTGCCTGAGGTTATCAACACGTTGGTGCCGGTCCCCTTTGATGTCTCCGGGGCTAAGGCATACAAGAGCATTGCCAGTGATCTGCTTAAGAAGATACACGAAGCCATCGGTAGGTCAGGTAGAGGTTTCGATCTTTGGAGGCATTACAACTCTGCTGGAGGGGAGGCCCAAGGGGAAATCATGGCCCGCCTCACCGTCCTTAGGATGCTCTGCGACAACCCGGAGTTGGTTCGTACTTCGGCCAGACAGTATGACGAGTCCGCAGGTAAGGGGAGTGCTTACGCTAGCGCAATAGTCAATGCGGGTTGGGTTAAGGCTGCTACCCGGTCACCTAAGTTGGATGCTGTTGTTGAGTATGTGACCAACATTCTGGACGAAGACCCCAACAACAAGGTAGTGCTCTTCTCGTTCTTTAGGATGAACCTTGAACTCCTGCGAATGGCCTTCCACGGAAAGGTTGGGAGTGTCGTGTTCATGGGTGGGATGTCCTCTCAAGAGAAGGACGTTGCCAAGCAGAAGTTCGCCAACGACCCTGACACCCGCCTGTTCCTGTCGTCGGATGCGGGGGGCTACGGGGTGGACCTCCCGATGGCTAACCATCTGATAAGTTATGATCTACCGTGGTCGGCAGGGAAGTTGGATCAACGTGAGTCACGCATCATCAGGCTGTCCTCTGAGTTCCCCCACGTCACTGTGACCTCGTTTGTCATGCGTGGGAGCATTGAGGAGCGACAGTACGAGATGCTACAAGAGAAGCGCCTGATTAACAGGGCCTTCATTGACAAGGGCTATGACGCCCAAGGTCGGTACGAGATAACACTGGGCTCGTTATCCGACTTCTTATCCTCATCGGAGGTTTGATGGACGACAGTGAGTTGACCGAGTATGACGATGCCTCATTCAATCTGCGGCTCGTGCAGGAATACAAGGCTGCCAAGGAGATGGCTGATGTCTCCAAGAAGCGTGCCGATGGACTAAAGTCTAAACTGATCGAACTAGTGGACGAACGTGGGTACGAAGGGGAGAATGGGCACCGTTGGTTTGAGGTGGGGGACCACAAACTCAAACGTGAACGCCGAGTCAGTAAGTCGTTTGACGCAGCGGCATGTGAGGAGTGGGCCAAGTCCACTGGGCTGTGGGACGAGGTTAGTGAAGTGATTGAGAGGCTGAGTGAGGACAAGGTCCTCGCCCTAGCGTGGGACGACTCTAAGATCAGATCAGAGATTGAGGCTTTCTACGTAGAGCGAGAGACGTGGGCCTTCAAGGTATGAGCACCAAGTCCAATACATACTTCCAGCACTTGATGAAGCGTGATCACGCTGATCTTTTGGAAGATGGAGATTCTGAGGAAAGTGATTATCCGGGTAGTACCCCCCCACGGAATCGGGAAGATAGCCCTAAATCAAAGACGATTATGGACGAGGTGTTAGAGGCAGCCAAGTTCACCAGATACAAGGTTGGAGGAGAACTGAGGGAGTTCTATTCCATCGGGGAGTTAGCGAAGTTGCTGCACCGCAAGGCTGTGACTATTCGCAAGTGGGAAAGCAGCGGGTGGATTCCACACGCCAACTATCGTACCCCAGCCCCGAGGGGTGTAGGGGTTCAGGGCGGTGAACCTAAGGGTCGCCGTCTCTACAGTCGGGAGCAGGTAATCTTTCTGCTTACCGCCGTTGAGGCTTACCGCCTTAACGAACACAAGAAAGCCGATTGGACTGGCTTTAAGAAACACACCTCCACGCAGTGGCCGGTGTAACGACAGAAACGAGAGACGATTATGCCTATTGAATACACCGTGACAGAGAAGCCTGTCACACCACCTGAAACTGAGAATGTCCGAAAGGTGATCCGCTCCGGCTGGGCTGCCGTGGACAGTATGAAGCAGGACGACTCCAACTATGCCGTTCGCTTAAAGACTGGACCAGACGCTGTGCTGATCAAGTTCCTACAGGACGAGCCCTACGCAGCGTGGAAGCAGCACTGGGTCAGCAGGACCGGTCAGAAGTCCTTTGTGTGTAGGGACGGCATGGACGGCAATGGCTGTCCCCTGTGCGACGCCGGAAACCGCCCCCGCCCCTTGTTCGGCTTTAACGTGCTGGTGTTGGCTCGTGGCGAGGAGCCCGCATTGCGCTCCTATGAGGCAGGCACTCGTGTGATTGCCACCCTTCGCAACTTCAGTGAGGATGAGCGTCAGGGACCCTTGTCCAAGCACTACTGGGCGGTTAGCCGCAACGGTACTGGTCCACAGACCCAGTACAACCACCTGCTCATCAAGGAGCGGGACTTGAAGGAAGAGTGGAACGTAGAGCCCTTGTCCGCAGAGGCTCTGACACAGGCCACAGAAAAGGCGTATGACGCTGACATCATGCGTATCTCTACTCACGCTGAGATGGTCACCATCGTCAATGAAGACGTTGGACTCGTCTAACAAGTTTAGCGGGGGTCGGAGTAGTTCCCCTTCCTTGCTGCCCGGCCCCCGCTATTTACTAACCCTCTCAGAAGTCCACGAGGTAGTTGCTATCGTTACTCAGGCGGGAGCCTTTGCTTTCGATGTGGAGACTCTAGGGGTTCTTGAGCACCACCCGGATCTGGAGGAGTTCGTAGAGCAACAGGTACGTAGTCACGTACTGGGGCTTAAGACCACCTCTGAGTCCGTCATTGAGCGGACTAGGACAACCAAGGTGGATGCCACTACCAAGAGCATCGCTCTGGACCCTCATCGGAATGAGGTTATCTGGATGGGTATTGCTACGCATGGTCACTCTTGGGCCATACCTATGGGGCACCCTAAGGGGGAAATCATAGAGGAGGAGGAGCGGGGGGATGGTAAGACGGTACCTCCAGCGAACTACCGAAAGATACTAAAGGATGGCACTGGGTCTATGGCTAAGGCTAGGTACCTGAAGCCTGCCGTGTACTCCGACCCCCCGGAGCAGTTATCCCGTACAGAGGTCTTTGCAGCATTGAAACCTTTGTTCTTTGATCCGGCCATTCTCAAGGTGGGACACAACGTCAAGTTCGATGCTCGCACCATAGCGAAGTACTACGGAGAACTACCGGTGGGACCGTTCCATGACACCATGCTGCTACAGCACACTCTGGACGAAAACCTACCGTCCTTCCGGCTGACCTCTCTGATAGCCAACAACTTCCACGGACATGATCCCTATGCGAGACATGGGAAGGTGGGAGCAGTTATTGGACATACCCCGTTCTCAATAGCCTGTGATTACGTTCACCTTGACGCCCGTTGGACGTGGCTGTTATACCAGCGGCTGGTCCGCTCTGTAAAGGGCATCGACAAACTGATGGATGTGGTCACACAGGACTCAGAGGTACTAGAGGTGCTCATGGATATGGAGCACAATGGTATGTGCGTCAACCGCTCCGGTATGGCGACACTGGGTGAGGAACTGGATGGGAAGATGCAGGAGACTCACTTAGAGATCACTGCCCTGACCTACCCCGGATTCAACCCTGACTCCGTTAAAGACAAGCGCTTGTTTCTGTTTGATAAGAAGGCCGACGGTGGATTGGGACTAAAGCCTAACAAGGAGACCGAGAAGGGTCAGGCATCAGTAGACCATGAGTCCCTGAAGGCCCTAGAATCCAAGCACCCAGTAATACCGTTGTTCTTAGCGTGGTCGGAATACAAGAAACTGAAAAGCACCTACGTGGATGGTCTCTTGGAGAAGATCAACAAGGAGAGGCTGCACCCCAACTTTCACCTACACAGGACTGCCACAGGGCGGCTTTCTTCCTCCAACCCCAACCTTCAGAACATTCCCCGTGACTCCAGCATCCGTGGGCTGTTCAAGGCAGACCCTGACTGTACTCTCATCGTGGCTGACTACGATCAGATTGAACTCAGGGTCATGGCGATGTTCAGCCGGGACCCCAACATGATGGACATCTTCCTTAAAGGGATTGACATCCACTCAGGTGCTGCGGCATTGGTCTTCGATAAGGCTGTGGCAGAAGTTACTCCTGAGGAAAGACAACTGGGAAAGGCTGCTAACTTCCTCACCGCATACGGTGGTGGCTCTGCGAAACTAGCGGCTACGGCAGGCATTACCCAGACACGGGCTAAGTTCGTTATCAACCAGTACTACGAACAGTTCTCTGGATTGACCAAGTGGAAGCGTAAGGTTGTTGCCCAAGCCCAGCGAGATGGGTTTGTGACTACCATCTCCGGGCGACGCCGTCGATTGACTGACATAAACTCCCCAAAGGAGGAGTTACGGTCCAGAGCGGAGAGGCAGGCTGTCAACGCTGTGGTACAGGGAAGTGCCTCCGACATCTGCAAGAAGGCCATGATCAAGGCGTTCCCAGCGGTGACTGCTTTCGGGGGTAAGTTGCTTGTTCAGGTACACGACGAGTTGGTTGTCAACGTCCCCGATACTGGTGATGTAGACTTAAAGGCAGAGGCTCTGAGAGAAGCGATGGGCCACCTCAAGGTCATAAAGGACGTTCCGTTGATCGTTTCCTCCCACTCTGGTGTGACTTGGTATGAGGCTAAGGGCTAGTGAGCGACGTACACAGCCAAGTAACGGCTTCAGCGAAACGTAACTTTTACAACATGCTGTCGCCCCCTGACGGTCAGACCATAGCGGCTAACGCTGGTATTCTTCCTTCGTCTGAGGACGTGTTTGAGGAGGAGGAGAGAGACATCCTCCGCAGTTGGTCGTACTTGACTTCGGCGGGAATCGTTGAATCTTTGTCAGATGCTGCTGATTGGATGTCAGACATCATGGTGGCTGACGACATGCTGCCTGATGGTGTGGACGACGACGAGATGATCGGTGTTGGGTTCGACATGGATAATCCCGATAGTGACGACTTTATGGCTCTGAACCACATACCACTGGGGGAACTCCGCAAGATGCACCGCCACATCAAGGACTCAACCTACAACACAGTACTAGGATGTCTGGTAGCCTCTATTTCTAAGTTGTTGGATGAGGACCTGATCACGTTGGAGAACCTGTAACATGAGCGACTGGTGGTCTGATCGGCTGGCAGGTAAGGCAGTAGCCCCCACACCCCTTCCCCGTGAGGGCAGCACCCCTACTTTGCGTTTTACACCTCCGACGCCTCAGGGCGTCCCTCTGGCGACCCAACCCACTCCGCAAGCCCAGTACATGGCTCAGGCGGCAGCGGTCAATACTGAACAGAGGTCAGATCCCACCGGCCAGACGACTATTGGTGAAGCAATACGCAACTGGCAGGGTGGGGAAGCGGCTCGCAAGGAAGGGAATAACACCTGCCCGGAGTGCGGGAGTGGTAACGTGTTCTCTCGTATGGCTAAGGGGGCAGGTGCTGGTATCAACGGTAATGCCCCCGCTCCGCGCTGCTTTGAGTGTGGGTGGAATGGCATATATGATCAGGGGATGGAAGCAAACTGGATAGCGTAACAACAAGAAGGGTACGAAGTGGCGAGTACTACGAAGTACGAGACGTTAGAAGAGATTGCACGAGCGGTTAACAAGAAGTTAGGCGACGAAGTAGTTGTACAGGGGAGCCGGATACAGGCGGCTCTCCCCCGCATCACGTCTGGTGTACTAGCCTTTGACCTGATGTTGGGGGGCGGCTGGCCCGTCAACCAGTGGTCAGAGATCGTAGGAGACGAGTCGTCTGGAAAGACGGCCATTGCCTACAAGACCATTGCTGCAAACCAAGCGCTGGACCCTAACTGGACCGCTTTATGGGTGGCAGCAGAGGAGTACGTGCCAGAGTACGCCGAGGCAATCGGTGTGGACCTAGATCGCCTGTGGGTGGTTGAGACCAACCTCATGGAGCAGGCATACGACCTTGTGATCAGGGCGCAGGACAACCGAGCAGTGGACTGCGTGGTTCTGGACTCCCTACCGGCTCTGGTTCCCGGCGACGAGTACGAGCGGCAGATGGATGAGTTCACTGTCGGACTGGGTGCCCGCCTCACCGGTAAGTTCTTCCGTAAGTCTGCCAAAGCCCAGCGCCGCTCCCTCCTAGAGGAAGACCGTGGATGCACAGGGTTGATTGTCAATCAGTGGAGGGACAAGATTGGGGTGATGTGGGGGGACCCCAGAACCACTCCCGGTGGCAAAGCCAAGAACTTCCACTACTTCACCCGAGTAGAAGTGAAGAAGGACGAGTGGCTCAAGGAAGGTAAGGTCGCCGTAGGCCAGACCATCAAGGGCCGTACCATTAAGAACAAGACGTATCGACCGCAGCAGCAGGCCGTGGTGGACTTCTACTTCGCTGACTCTGGAGGATTCCACATGGGGGACTTCGACACAGTCAAGGACATGGTCAACATTGCCATCGCCTACGAGGTGATTACCAGAGCCGGTGCGTTCTACTCCTACAAGGGTGAGAAATGGCAGGGCAAGGAGAAAGTCCTAGAGGCTCTCAGAGCCGATCTGGGGGCTCAGGAGGCCCTCCGAGTAGAACTAATGGGGACTCTCAGTGAATGACATCAACAGGCGCTCTAAGAAGCAGGAGGAGCGCACTGCGGAGAGGTACAACGGCAGTAGAAACGTCATGTCTGGCGCTGGTTGGGTACGCAAGAACGATGTTCGTACTATTGACCTTCTAGTAGAGAACAAGTTTACGGATAAGAAGTCATATTCCATAGTGTCACAGGAGATGGTTAAACTGTCAAGGACGGCCATTTTGGAGGATCGTATTCCTGTGTTACAGGTTGATCTCGGCGGGCGGTCCTATGTTGTCCTATCGGAAAACGACTTCTTGGAGATGATATACGATGACTGATGATGCTTGGAAGATTGAGGCCATGAAGGCGTCAATGAAGAATAAGGCTAAGTTGGTGTCCCTTCTGCACCCCCATTTACTGGAGGATTACACCGCTAAGAACCTACTTCGGGACACCGAGCACTTCCACCCCAGCGAAATATGCAAGCGGGACTGGTGTGTGCGACAGTCTGGCTACCGGATGATGGGCTACGAAGAGACCAACCCGGAGAAGCCCAAGCCATTCAAGACCCTCAACATCTTTGAAGAGGGCAACCGCATCCATCGTAAGTGGCAGGGGTGGCTTCAGGACATCGGGCTTCTTCAAGGACAGTGGTACTGTCGGGAGTGCTACCATCTGTGGTACGGGAAGCCAATGTGCGAGGAGTGCCACTCCAAGCAGGTGGACTACCAAGAAGTACCAATCTACGATGACGACCACCACATCATCGGGCACGCTGACGGCCATGTGGAACTGAACGGAGAGGACTACCTGATTGAGATTAAGAGTGTAGGTATTGGTACTTTCCGGTACGAGAACCTCCCCTTGTTCAATCGCTACGCCACCAAGGCCATCACTGCTGACCAGATGTGGGGTGAGGTGACCCGCCCGTTCCTGTCCCATCTGAAGCAGGGCAGCCTCTACATGCACTGCACTGGCATTCATAAGATGATCTACCTTTACGAGTGGAAAGCCTCTCAGGACATCAAGGAGTTTATGGTGTCCTACCAGCCCGAGGTCGTCAGCGATATACTCGCCACCTGCAAGTCTGGACTTAGGTCCATAGGTGAGGGTAGAATCCCCCCACGACCGGAATGGATAGAGACGAAGGACCACCAAGCGTGTAAGTACTGCACGTACAAGAAGGTATGTTGGAGCAGTGATGATGTCAAAGGCCCAAGCGAAGTTCAATCTGAAGTTCGACAGTCCGAGGAAGCCGGGGGACGCTATGCCGACCCTGCCGGAGGAACTGGACGTGTTGTCCGACGGTGATTTGATGAGCCAGTACGCCGAGATGGTGTCGTGGGTCAACTACGCCAAGTCCGAGTTGGTTCACGCAGAGATCATCGAAGAGAACGCCTTGAGCGCTTTAAGGCATGGCGAGGCGCTGGCACTGCTGGAGCAGTGGGAGGCAGATAGCAAGGGGGACACCGTGACGATGGCT